CATTACTTCCAGTTTCTCCAGTAATATATTCCCACGTAGCATCGAGCGATAGATCCATTGGCTCCTCGTCAGCCAATCGAACCGTGTCCAAGATACCACGGTCACGAGTGAATTCCACTGGACGCTTTTCAGAGTAACTAAGAGTGCCTTCACCGATCTTAACCGATGCACTCTTTTGTCCAGCTAGCAAAGTCTTTGCTATAGCGTTCAGCAAACCTGTGCCATCTTCACCCGTAGCAAATGCTACAGTTACCAAAGCATGAGCCGCTGGCAAAGCTTCAATTGCTGCTTTAGCTAAAGCAGCAGTAGTATCTACTGCACTCGCTGTTCTGCCAAGATTAACAACAATATCACGACCAGTTACCACTACTCCTAATACAGCGGTTGTACCACCAGGATCAACAAACGTGATACTAATTTTATCAGTACCAATGTGTTTGCTCTTAGCAGTAAAGACCATGTCCGCTTCAATAGCGGTAAAATCAATTGTGACAGTACCAAGTGTACCGTCGAAGAACTTTATCGTTGTCTCTTTGATGTCAATTTGAGCCATTAGAAATCTCCATTCGGTAGTGACCTTCCACTGTAGCTTGAGCTAAACGAGTATCCTCTTTAACTATTCCAAAATTGTTAATTTCAACACGTTCATTGGTATCAGTTCTAAGTCTCAATGTGCCAACTAGACTTTGGTCATCAAAGAGATAATCACCATATTTAAAAACACAAATTGCATTAGTAAAGGTTTTTGTTATTTGTCCAATTGCTTCCTGCAAATTATAAAGCCTCTGTGCATCCATGTGTGCTTGGACGAGTACATTTATTTCAAAGTCTAGAATGTATTCATATTTCTGTGGTTGGAAAATGAACGGACCATCAATACGAAGCTCATAGAATTCCGCTTCGTCTTGAAAGGTCCGTTCATCCCCTTCCAGGTACATAGGTAGCGAACCTTTGTTCGTTAGAAAATGTTTATTAACTGATGCATGAACCCAACGTACCCAATCAGGATGTTTTTCTTCCGGCAATAATTCGATAATAGTGCCATGTAATAATTGCATGGTATTGCTTGCAGAATGTCTAATAATAGCAGCCATTAGACGTTCTCCACCAGTGATTGAGTGAATACTAAAGTATTCGATGCTTCTCTAGTCAATCTATCAACCACTACAGCACTAGCTTCATCTGTTAGAATTAATCCAGACAAACGTGTTACTATTCTTGTTACTTCTTGGCCACGTACTTTGCGGCCCAATAATTCATAACCGAAATTATTTTCAAATGTATTTACTTCTTTTATATCATAGCGTGCATTGTTAAAAACGAAATAATCCTCTATTTTAGGAACGTGTGCTTTTAAGTCTCTCGGATCAAGAATCACCCGCCTATCTTCAGGATCGAAAAAACCACCCATTGTGAAATCTTTGTTTGCTGATAAATAAGCTATATCATAAACAAAAGATCGAAATGTTCGTGCGTCTAATACAATTGCCTCTTTGATATTTATAACACGTAATACAGTTGTCTTTAGACCAGTTTCCGGGTCAGTAACATTGGAATCAATAACATGATAAGCGATGGGCAAACCCATACGCCGTTTCAAGCGATATAAAGTATTTCTTATATGTTGCAGTTTCATGGCAATTAACCAATCAAAACAGCACCCAGGTCTGTATCGAGCACCTTGATACCGCACAATAGGTCAACTGTAACCAACACGCCTTGCTGTTCACCATTATAGGTAATGGTTACACGCATACCTACATTGGCCATGCTAGCCACACTCGATAGAGCAAGGCCACGAGGAGCAGCAGCCAGAGGACGACTAACTAGTGCCAAAGCATTCCGATGGAATGCAAAGTTATAGTTAGCAGGCACACCGAAGTTAATCTCAACGTTATCAGCAGCAGCAACTTGCAACGGCTTGTTAAGAGTAATACCAGTGGTATCAGTACCAGTTTCAGTGGTAGCAATAACACTATATACACCAGCGAGAGGAACCGCAGGTGAACCAGGGGTCGCAAATCTTACCAAGGTGCCAACTGGTACAATACCAACAATACCATCAACAACTAGTTCCTTGGAGTATCCGGCGGCGTACCCTGCAGTAAGATTAACAAGACCAACGTCACCAACAGTAACAACAGCATCATCAAGGACTGCTGCACGGAGAGGTGGAGAAATAGTGACATCGATATCCTGCGTAACAAGAGAGCCTAGAGCAGTAATCTCGTGAGGAATAGCATCTCCAGCAATCTTTAGCCACATGCCGACTTTCAAAGCTGAACCACCAGTGTCAACGTGAACGACTGTCGTTCCAGCAGCATAACCACCAACCAAGTCAACCAATGGTGAAGTGCCACCGAGCACAGGAGCACCAATCGTTGACGGTGCGTTCTGCGACATGAAAGTCTGAAACTGGAACTTTCTACCAAGAGAAGCTTCACGCAAAGCAGAGCCATTATCACCGACCTTATCTGCTTCATGAAACGTTCCAGTTTGCAACGCAATGGCTTCAGTATTAGGCGTAAGAATCAGGTTACGACCTGTCTCGTACGCCTTGTTGATATTCATACGCTTTCGCGTTTCAACAATATACTGAATGATATTGCTAGTGGTAAGTCCACCAGCAATACCTTCCGCGTTCATAAGGAACTGATGACTTTCACCAAGCAAGCACAAATCAACTGCACGAGCGATCGAGGTGACAGCGGGATTGAGATACTCGTCCCGAAGCATCTTAAAGCTCTTGCTTTCCTCACCATCCTTAATCATGAAGGATGTGTGGAAATGCTGATCCAACGGAACCGGAATATTGGTAGCGTTAGCATTTTGAATGATAACACTATCAGCATCCACCTTACGTTTTGCAGTGAACTCCGCAGGCTGGCGAGTGTGAACAATATCACCGAATCTCGCTACCAATGGTGAGAAGTCAGTGTGAACAAGGTTAGCAATAACCATGTTCTCAACCAGAATAGCAATCGACTCATTAGCCCAAAGTTCTGGTATATATGCGTCCAACGAATTAGCCATTTAACGGCTCCTATTTCAGTTTGGAAATGTCGAGGTCAGGATTCTCTTTCCGCCATTTGGCGTATTTAACCGGATCTGACATAACCTCTTTCATTTTCGCTGGTGGTGCAGACCCGTCAGCACCACGCGATCCTCCTGTACCGCTTACTGCGGTACCTTTAAACAGGTTTCCATATTTGTCGGACAATTCTTTCATTCTTTTAATAGCATCGTTCGGAGCAAGCTCCAATACCACGTTTTTGCCATCATCAGTCACATCACTGAATTTAATAATTGGTTGATACCGACCTGTAGGACGGCCGTTCTCCAGAACCTCGGATAGCTCGGTTCTATTTCTCAGTAAATCAACAATTTGACTGGGATGTAAAGCTTCACCTTCAATTGCAGCATCTTGCAAAGATCGCTCAATCGTTGAAGATGTGTACAAACCTTTCCAACGTTCATTATCTTGTTTGAACGTATTCAATTCGTTTTCGTACTGCTTACGTGTTTTCTCTGATTCGCGTTTTGCTAATTCCTCTTTTGTTAAATATTGCTGTTCAAGTTGGGTAATACGTTGTTGTAATTCATCACGCTGCTCTTGTGTAAGATGCGTGTTTTGCTTTAATTGTTCAAGTTGTGTTACTAGTTCGGAATTCTGCTGAGTAAGCTTACGGCGGTTTTCCGCCATCATGGCATTCATTTCTTCCTGCAAGCCATGCTCAGCAACTAGTTCAGATAATTTAGGTTTTTTAACTTCTTCACTAGTAGACATATTAATTAACCCTACTTAAATTTACTTGCCTTGAATCACGTAAAAACGCTTTCAAGTATTCCCAAGCTTCTATACTTGGTATACCAGCACGAAGATGTTCATTTACATATGAACCTTGATACGATGTCTTGACTCCTGAATAAGATTCAGACATTACACCTAATGATTGTGCTTCTATTTCATTTTCCACTCCTTCCAAGAATTTGATAGCTATTTCATAAGCAGCATATTCGATTTCCACGGGAATGGTTGTATCATTACCTCGTGGAAATTGAAGATTTTGATCCTCACTATTTTTATCATTACAATAATTCAACTTATCTATTGCACGTGCAGCCGCGATTAAGGCAGTCTGTCTATCCTTAATAGTTGCGTTGACCCATACATCTGAAAATAGTCTGTTATCGAAATATAAATCAGCAGCGGTAAGAGTACCATAATATTCAAAATCATCAACAATGCTAGTTCCAGCACTGCTAATATTAACAACTATAGCAGGTACATTGGCATCTCGTTCGCTGGTCTTAAAAGCGAAATGTAATGGTATGGCATCAGCATGAACTATCATTATGCCAATTAGATTGCCATCGGTCTCATTACCATTAAAATTAACAGTCCATTGACCATTGCCTTTGTATGTTGGTATATGCGTAGCAGCGAACTGTATACCATCATCAATAGTTAAAAAGACATTAACGGTACCAGTGATAATTATATCACCAGTTGACTTATTTACTAAGCCAAATGGGAAACCACTTAATGCTTCGCCTCTAAAAAACTCCATCGAGTATTACTCCAGTTTTATGCATTCTGTACGGTAGGAATTGTCCTATGTCCGACAGATTGCAATCTGTTAATGCTAGAACATTAACATTAACAGCAAGCTTTCTGTTTCGTTTAATTTCCGCAGATACCGATGTCGAGCAAATTATCGAAGCGATAAGACTCTTACGTAAAACAATATTAACACTAACACTACCAGTAGTATTTATATCACCAACAATACCAATACGTTTTATTAAAGCAGCACTCATTGTGCCGCTAACAACTATATCTCCTGTAAGTGTACCGCCTTTACTAACATTAGCAACTAAATTACCTGT